TTCATCGTCCACGAAGCCGGTGATATAGGGGGCACAGAACGATGTGTGTAAACTACGGCGGCCGCAAAAATATGTTGGACTGCCGATGAATAAAGGTGTTGAGATGATTTTTATAAAATAGGAAACACAAAACGATACGTTACACAGATTGTCTTTTGAGTTACACATGCTTGTTATTTGAACGGCTTAAATGCTATGAAAGTTACTTTGAGCTAATATGATGGTGCAAATAACCAATGAATCAATAATAAAAACCCCTAGGAGGCTATTTATAACCTATTTTTGTGTATAGAGTAGAGGTCGGCTATTTTTATGTGCAAGCATTTGAGAGACTGTTTGAATAGGTTGATTACCAGTGCTGATCAGTAATCTACATAGGAAAGTTTAATTGGATTGAAATGTGTTAAATTGGGATTTAGGGATACCATTAAAGATACTGTTTAGGGATACTATATTTTTCTGTAAATTGAAGGAACTATCGAGTTTAGGGATACCTTTTCAGGACTTTTATTTGCGTGTTCGGATATAGATAATGCCTAAATTAATACCTTTTTTGCTGTTTTTTTGCGCTTTAACAGGGGGATAATGCCAGTATTACGACTGTCTTTGCAGTGGCAAATATGAGATAATATCCTGATTTATAGTATGTATATGAGGAATAAGATGTATCTTAGTGGTGAAAAAGTGTGTGTGGCTGCCTTGTGTTGCACAATAGGACGGATTGGCACCCATATTGGTTTCTATTAATTCACCTAAAACGTATAATAATGACACTTAACGAGTGGTTTGATAAATCAGGGATGTTTAAAGGGGTTATGATAGGCTGTGCATTCGTAATTTCGTGTAGATGCTCGATGGCTATACCCGAGATAGCTTCAAAAGCAGTAAAAACCGAACAGAGACTTAAAACGATCGAAGAGAAACTCGATAAACTTATAAAGGAAAGGAGTGAAAATAGCAAATATCCAACCACCAACTTTCCATAGATTTTGCCGAGTTTTTTCTTTTTCTAATTTATCATCTTCCTCTTTTTGGAGAGCAGCGAAGCCACCATACTTTTTAAAAGTGTGTCCTTTTGGAGTAAGAATAAATGTGATTCCTTCTTTTGATACTCTGAGTTTTACCAAACCTTCATTTTCTAGATAGTAAGCAAATGTCTCATTTACGTGCTTATCCCCTGGGATGGATATAATAGAGGTATCTTGCTCGATAGTCCCTGCGGATAGGACTTTATCTAAATCTTTAGCTTTGTATATAAGTTCTGCTTTTACTCCGCTATTCCTGTCTAATCTGCGTTTTATACCTTCAAGAGCTTTCACTATTTTATTAAAATCGCATTCGCTTCTTTCCATAATGTGTTGTTCGTATGTTTTTAATTTGAGATATACTCTTTTATTCCAATATTGCAAGCTTAAAGACTATTTAGAGGTTGTATATCTAGTTATTTTCTATATATATTCTCTTAAGTTCTTTTTTCATGGGGCAGTGACAGAGATCACATTGTCGGCATTTGGCGAAGAAGGTTTCTTTGTAGAAGCATTCTTCACAGAGTCTAAACCCTTAAGATTATCTTTGCTAACTTCTAGCTGCGATTCGTATTGAGCGAGTTTAGCTTTTAAAGCACCTATTTGTTCTTTGAGCATGCCTACTTCAGCATCTTTTTTTTCGTATAACCTATAATATGCAGCAGCTTCGCCCGATAATTCTTGTTGAACTGTCGACTGCAATGATTCTGATTGTATTTGATGGTCATCACGAAGCATGGAACCTTCACCAGAGAGCAACCACTTTAAATCTATTGTATCAGAATATTCTGATATAGAAAAACGTCGAAAGAAGTCATAGCTTGGTGCAGACTTCATATTCATGACATCATAAACCGTTTGGGCACGTTCGTATCCAAGCTTAACAGCGAAGCCGTTACGCGTATCACCTGTATATTGCAAGATTTCCGCTATTCTTGCAGAAATTTCTGCGTTTTTATTTTCTTTTTCTTTGTTCATATCAGAATATTCTGTAAGTTTGCAGCATGTTTAAGTGAAACAGCCTCAAAGATAAGAATAATTTTAATCAGAGTTTATATATGGAAAAGAAAATCAGACAGAAGATTGAACTGAATGCTACAGGTAAGGCTAAGTTGGCCAAGGCATTCGGTGTAACTGTGCAGAATGTAAGTCAAGCACTACTATTTAAAAGGAACAGTTCACAGGCTTGCCAAATTAGGGAAGCCGCTCTGATCAATGGCGGGTCGTTGGTACAGATTATCGATGTGACCGATGAACTAAAAAGAATAGTCAAGGTACTTGACTCTAAAGGAAACGTGAAGGAAATTATAAACTCATAAAAAACAAATATGAAAGTAATTAGATGGATTCAGAATGTGGCCGCTACGGCTGCGTTTATTGTGGCTCTCAATTTGGTTGACGGGCTTGGCGTTTCAATAAAAGATGCTTGTACGGCTGGTGTATTGTTGATTCTTTTGGTGGCTATGCTGCTGGGACGGGTTTTGGAAGAGGAAGAAAGGAGGGCTGAGTGATGGATGACGAAAGAATGGTATATCGAAAGAATTTAGAGGAACGCATTGAGGAACTTACGATTCTAAGGAATGAAACCGAACTGTCACTACTAAAAGCAGGCTGTTTGGAATCAATTAACGAGATGACTAACAATTCGTTTTTATGGATATCTCTATTATGCCAGGAACATCCTTCTTTATATTATCAGAAAGCGATACAAGACTCTTCAGCAGAGCCTTATCTTCGGTTAGCCGGTCTTTTGGAATTCTTACTAAAAAATTCAATTCCAAAGGAACTCCTAATGCAGGGGTTGACCATCCGGATTCAGGAAAATAAATGTCACTACTGTATCTCAGGTTCAGTTTCCTTAGATGATCTTTATAAATTGTGCGAACATCATCAAGTGGACCTCGACAGTACGAGTAAAAAATAATAGAGAAATAGTTCATGATTATATAATTTATTGGTTTTGATAGCTACAAAGGTAGCAAAACTATTTCGGTTCGGGATGAATAGGAATAGTGTTTTTCTCACATGCAAGATAAGAACTTTCACGAGTGGCTTACGGATTCGGGTCGGTGCCGGATGCTTGCGCAAATTAAAAATGTTTTATTATGGAAATGTTTGGTAATATACGGTGCGTGACTTTCGCTGAGCTGGTGACTCAGGGAGGAATCCTGAGTGAACCGAACTATAAGAAGAAAGTGCGTGAAGGGAAGATTCGGGTGCTTCGTCCTGGAAAGGGAAAAGGTTCTTGTGCTCTTATTGACTACGTTTCCCTTTATCGTCCCATCAAAGAGGCTTACGACATCAAGTATCCGGATGCAGAACAAAAGTTGAAAGAACAAATCAAAGAAGAAACCATGAGTGATACATTAAGAACTGATAGCAAGGCTATTGTATTCTACCGTGATAAATTTACATTATCCGATGGTAGTAGTTTGACAGATGTGAAGCAGGCAGAATATGTACTGAATGCCCAAGTGATGAATGAAATGATCCGTGTGGAGAATGAAATGAAATCTCTGCACAGGAAGAGTGGTTATTCACACTCCAGGGAAATTTGGGAGGCTGTAATGGGTACTTGTGAGAAACTTCGTTCGCTGTATCAACATACGCTTCCCGCTAATGCTGCTCGTCTGCGTGAAAAGTACAATGCTTATAAGAAGTATGGGTATGAGGTATTGATCAGTGCCAAGAATGGTAACCAGAACACTCGTAAGATCGGACCGATGGAAGGACGCTTGTTGCTAAAACTAAAACGTAGTAAGTTTCCTATTTATAACGACTCTCAGATATTTGAGGAGTACAATCACCAGGCGATAGAACGTGGACTGAAACCAATCAAGTCCATGACCACTCTTCGCAATTATCTGTATGATCCTGCCGTGATGCCACTTTGGTTTGCTGCCGTATATGGAATGCAGAAGTGGAAATCGAAGTATTCTTCTTTATTGAAAACACAGCTCCCGCAGATGCGTGACGCTCTTTGGTATTCTGATGGTACTAAGCTGAACTTGTACTATAAAAATGCGGATAATAAAATGTGTACCACTTCTGTTTACGAAGTTCTTGACGCTTATAGTGAGACGCTAATTGGCTACGATATCGCTCCGAAAGAAACTTTTGACAGTCAGTACCGGGCTTTCCGGCAGGCAGTAGAATTCGCTGGTGTTCGTCCCTATGAAATTGTAAATGATAACCAAGGTGGACACAATAAGCTGGCGGCGCGAGGATTCTTCGACAAGATTGCTATCCTTCATAAACCCACCATGCCATACAACGGTCAGAGCAAAACAATAGAAAGCGTCTTCGGCCGGTTCCAGCAGCAGATACTCCATAAAATATGGTATTTCACCGGGCAGAACGTGACAGCTGTAAAGATGAACAGCAAGCCCAATCTTGAATTCATAGAAAAGAATGCTTACGCTCTTCCTACTCTGGAAGAAGTGAAAGAAATCTACCGTCAATGCCGTGAGGAATGGAACAATGCCGCTCATCCGGCTACCGGTATCGCTCGGATTGACATGTACCGCATGAGCGAGAATCCGGAAACATCACCCGTGCAGCCGGTTGAACTGATTCAGATGTTCTGGCTCACAAGCGCCAAAGAGGTGACCTACACCAATGCCGGGCTGAAAATAGAGATCGACAAGCAGAAATATGAGTACGAAGTTTATGGCGAAGACGGGCTTCGTAATGAACAGTGGGCACTTCGTAACACAGGACGCAAGTTTCGTGTGATGTATGATCCGATGGATATGACCCGTATTGAACTTTGGGAACCGACCGCTTCCGGATTGAAATACAGTATAAGCGCAACTCCGCGAACCGTCATCAACCGTGACACACAGACTCGAACTGCTGATCAGACTTCCTTCATGCGTCGAACTGTCGACCAAAATAAGGAGACAATGGCGCTGATCCAACTCAGCACAGAAGATTTCGATCTGGACGAATCCATCGCAGCCGAACTCTTTAACCTCTCCACTCCGCAACCGAAGAATGTGAGCGAAAAGAAAATGAAGGAAGTGCGTGAGAAATATGAAGCCGGAACGCTACAATCCCCCATATCCCTGCCGGAAAAACTGGCGATTGAAGAAGAGGATGACGGCACGGAACTGGCATATTCCACTACCGGAGAATATACCAAAGTGACTTCCAATCTCACATTTGATGATATCGACTGCCTTGAACGCTATTAGAATGACGAAAAATAACTGTTTAAACAATATACGAAACAATGAAAGAATTAAGCCTTGAGCATAAGAATGCTATCCGTGACGCACTGAGTGCCTACTGTGACAACTACCTGTCCCGTAACCGTGCGGCTGAAAGCCTGAACGGTGTGAGTGCCGCCACTGTATCTACCATAGTGAACAGTAAATATGCCAATATCTCTGACGATATGTTTATTCGCATTGCCACGCAGATCGGATTCAGTTTCGATTGTTGGGAGATTCACGAAAGCATAGCCTTCAAAGAAATATCCTTCATGATGACTGATGCACAGATGTATAAGAACGTCACATGGATTGTAGGTGATGCCGGGTGCGGAAAGACTACCGCTACCATCGACTATCGCAAAAAGCACCGGAACGTCTTTTATATCCTCTGTTCCGAAGATATGAAGAAAAGCGACTTCGTACGTGAGATATCCAAGCAGGTGGGCGCTCCTACCGATGGGACTAACCTTCGGGATATGCTGGAGTATGCCATTTCGATGATCGCCTTTTTGGGTAATCCGCTTATTATTTTCGACGAGGGCGACAAACTGACGGATAGCGTATTCAATTACTTCATTTCCATTTATAATCGTCTGGAAGGTCATGCGGGAATCATTTTCCTTTCTACCAATTATATCAAACGTCGCCTGGAGAATGGGCTTCGTTATAACAAGAAGGGTTATAAGGAAATATACAGCCGTATCGGCCGTCGTTTCTTCGAGGTAAAAAGCACGACCCAAAATGACATTCACGCTATCTGCCAGGCTAACGGGCTGACGGATGAAGCGGAAATAAAGAAAGTATTGAAAGACGCAGAGGCTAGCGAGAACGACTTGCGACGGGTGAAACGCTGTGTACATAGCCGCAAACGTATCATGGACGCACGTGCCAGGAAAGGAGAAGCGGAATAATGGGGCGAGCCAAGTCTGTAAGCGAATTACTGGCTACGAAGATTGAAACTTTCCCTTTCCGGAATGAATGGTATGATGCGTTTGGCGAACCGGAACGGAGAGGTGTCTGGATAGTTTGGGGAAATTCCGGGAATGGTAAGACCACATTTGTGGTGCAGCTTTGCAAATACTTATGTCAGTTTGAACGAGTGATTTACGACAGTCTTGAAGAGGGAGCCAGTCTGACGATGAAGAATACATTGTTACGATGCGGAATGCTGGAAGTGAACCGTCGGTTTCTTCTTCTTGACAATGAGCCGATAAAAGATTTGAGTGAACGACTGTTGCGACGAAAATCTCCGGGAATTGTGGTGATTGACAGTTTCCAGTATACGCAGATGACATATAAGCAGTATATCACCTTCAAGGAAAAGCATAAAGACAAGCTGATTATTTTCGTAAGTCATGCGGATGGAAAGCTTCCTTCCGGGCGTAGTGCCCGTAGCGTGATGTACGATGCTTCGCAGAAAGTTTACGTAGAAGGTTACAGAGCTTTCAGTAAGGGACGGTTCAACGGACCGAAAATGCAGATTGACGTATGGTCGGAAGAAGCCGAAAAATACTGGGGAGATAAATATCAATGATAATAAAAGTTACAGTTATGAGAACAACAAAAGATAAAATAATCACTCCGCAACAGATGAAGGCGCTGCATGCAACTTTTCATCGAATCGGTATGGATGATGATGCTCGTCACGACTGCATTTCTTCTTTCACGGACGGGAGGACGCAGAGCAGCAAAGAGCTTTCCTTCGACGAGGCTCGCAGATTACTAGCATCACTCAACGAGGATCAGGCAGAGAAAGCACGTGAGGAAGCAAAAAAGTTGGTAAAGGCTATTTTCTGTCTGTCTTTTCAGATATCCTTCCTGAATAAGGGATATGCCAATGATACGCAGGAAGAATTTCAAATGAATATCGCTAAGTTGAATGTCTTTGCCCGCAGCAAAAGTGCCGCACGAAAGAATGTGTCTGAGAT